GTAGGTTCAGGCGCGGCAGAAATTACTGCAAATGTAATCTTCCAAGCGGCGGCAACATTAAGAAACGCAAATGCACCAGGACCATACTATTGTGTGTTGGCACCATTCCAAGCGATGGCGCTTAAACAACAATTAGCAGGTACAGGTAACACTAACATGGGATCACTTTCAGATGTTGGTAACCAAGCATTAAGAGATGGTTTCATTGGAACACTTGCAGGAATGCAAATCTTTGAAAGTTCAAACATTGCTAACGACCCATCAGCAGGTGGTGTTGTTGGTGCGGCTTTCTCAAGAGATGCACTTGCATATGTTAACAAAAGACCGTTCAGATTAGAAACTGAAAGAAATGCTTCAACAAGATCAACAGAACTTGTTGGAACACACGCATTTGGTGTATCTGAACTTATTGATGCATATGGCGTTGGTATAATTGGGGACAACCAAGTATAATAAATAACTTTGTGTCTGGCATGATACAACAACAAAAAGGGCGGCTCTATGTCGCCCTTTTTTTATGACAACAGGATAAATAATCAAGTTAGGAAGAACTTAACGATTAAAAATATACAGGAGCAGAAACTCTATGGCAACACTATTAACGATTGCAGACATCCAAGACTACGAACCAGATATATTGAACTTTGGTATACCTTCATTCACTGACGAAATCACAAAAGGACAAACTGATGTTTTCCGTGACTTGCGTATTGAATGGTGGCCCACTTACACATACGGAAGATACGATATTTCTGTTTTAAACTTGGGGCAAGATGATCCAGACGAAGATCTATACACAGCAAGTCAATTAACAAGAGCCGCTGTGTACCAGACATTAGGTTATCACATCTATCCAAAACTAGCAAAATTTGATGAACAAGTAGATATCTTTGAAAGAAAGATGGAATATTATCGTAAAGAGTATGAGCGAGAGTTTGATAAAATTTTAAAAGATGGGATTGAATATGATGCAGACAGTTCTGGTACAGTGAACGCAACAGAAAAACAAGCACAATATTTCAATCGCCTAGTAAGGTAATTGAATGTCCAAAAGAGAAGATATAGCAAAAAACATTGTGGATGTACTAACTGACATGGTGCCACCAAAGCCTGTGTTGGTCACAAGAGAACCACTGGATGTTTTAAAATTAGCAATCACACAATTTCCTGCTGTGGTTGTGCAAATGGGCAACGAGATTAGAGAAGATGATGCCATGGGTGGCATTAGAAGAGGAACTGTGGATGTTTCAATCAGAGGATTTGTGAGAGCAGATGGTAGAGAAGGATCTATCACCACTGTGGATCAAAAACGCAATGAAATGATTGAAAGAATAGAAGAAACATTAAACACAGACAGAACAAGAGAATTGACAGGCGCCGCGGCTATTACAAAAGTTACTTCAATTGAAGTTGTGGAAAGAACTCCACCATTGGGTGAGTTCAACATGATAGCACAGGTGTCTTACACATTTACTAAAGGAGCCTTATAATGTTAAAAAGTAGAATGACTAAAATGAAAGATATTACAGGCAAAACTTACTGGATTGAACCAGACAGAGTAAAACGATTTCTTGCGGAAGGCTATGTCGTCTGCAACGAAACAACCAAACCCAAAACCAAGAATGTAATCAAGGTGAAGGCCAAGGTTGTAAAACATAAAAAAACAAACATGACAAATCGTGAATTATTGAAAACAATTGATGAATCTGATAAGGATGATGTCACAAAATATCCTGAGGCACCACCTACTGGAGAAGACAATTGGACTTTTGATGAGGACGATTTTCTCAACAACTTAGAGGAGAAATAACATGGCGGTACTAGAAGGTAGCAGTGGTCAAGTGGTGACTACGGACGACTCAGGCGGTGCTGAAACGGCAGTTGCGAACGTCAGAAGTTGGACGGTGACTCACGAGAAAGCGGCTATAGAAACGACGAAGATGGGGGACGGAAGCAGAACCTACATTAGTGGACTACACCAATTCAGCGGATCTATGGAAGTAATCTATGACGACACAGCGACTGGCTTAGGCATTTTTGATCCATCAATTGATTCAACTCTTCGTGTGATATTTAGAACGACTACAACAGCGTCTAAACCACAATACGAAGGAGATGTAATTGTCACATCAGTGGCGAGAACAGCATCATTTGATGACGTTGTGACAGCAACAGTGGATTTCCAAGGCAGTGGACCATTGATTGAATCAACAACATCATAATGTTTAGAGTCAAGACAACAAACGCAGGAAAGGTGTTTGCTAACATAGAGCAATCTATCAAAAAGGCAAGCACCCAACTTGCACAAAACTTGTTTGAAGAGGCAAAAAGAAAAACGCCAATCAGACAAGGTCGTGCTAGGAAAGGATGGCGTGTTGAAAGGAAAGGCAAAAGCATTTCCGTT